TGTTACCAGTATCATCAACGTTCAGGTTTGCATTGAGTGCAGGGGTGTAATCAAGTACACCAGCCATGGTCAGTGCGGAAGCAACGTCTGCGGAACACAGAATCATGTTGCCCTTTCCTCTACGAGTCTCTTGTGCGATTGCGTTTGCATCACGCTCGATTTGGAAAATAAGACCTTTGAACTTCTCAACAGACCAACGACCGTTGGAGTCAACGTCGAGGTCAAATGTTCCTGAAGTTGCAACATTCTGTTGAGCACCGGGTTTAGCAACCTTATAGATGGTTCTGATGACTTCACGGTTGATCTCAGCAAGAATCTCTGTGGAGAGAATATTTGCAAGTTCAGCCTCAGCATTCAAACCATGAATTGCCTTAAGGTCTTGTGCCAGTTCCAGTGAATACTCTGCTTTCAGAGCTCTGGACTTAGCAGTAACAGTGACTTTCTCAATCGAGAATGCCATTTCGTTGAATGTTACACCATCTCCAAGATCTTCGGAGTTTGCTGTAGACATGCCCTGACCGACGTTATATCCGGTTTGGGTTTGAGCAGTTGGGCTCAGAAGTCCTGGATTGGATCCAGTCTGATTTCCAGTAGTTCCTAAACCAACGTTAGCTTCCTGTCCAGCAACATAAGAGTTAGTGCCGTCAAAACCGAGTCCACTGTTAGAGAATCCGGTGTTTGCTTCGTCGAAGAGTGCTTCTGATCCAGACTGACTGGAGTAACGGGAACGCATTGCGAAGATCAGTCCAGTAGGACCGTTCATCGGTTGAACGCCTGCGAGGTCATATGCGACCAGGTTAGGCATTGCGCGTCTGATCAATGAGATCAGAACGGGGTCGAAGTTAGAAACTCCACCGTTTGCAACGGAGTTTGTAGGAGCTGCTTCTGAAAGGAACTCACGCTCCTCACTAAGCATCTTTTCTTGGTTCTCCAGAAGAACTGCGGTAACCATTCTCTTATGAGCATCATCGATGCCTCCAAGACCCTCATGATTGAGGATAGGTGCCCACTTCTCCTGAAGGTGTTCAGCATTGAAACCTTGCATTTGAATTTACCTTGTTAAAAATTTTAGTTTGATTTATAATTAAAAAATCACTTTTTAGAAACTCTAGTCAGAGTATCGAGATAAGATTCCATTAAACCAGTTACTGGTTGTGCAATGGATTCGGAACTCTCGGAAATATTCTCTGAGTCGTCTCTTTGAGATCCGGCATTTTCTGGGAAATAAGACTTTCTCAGAGTAACCAGTTTCTCACGATAGGTGTTTTCACTATCAAACTCAACATTTTCGGCAAGAGAAGCGAGCTTATCCTTCTGAGAAAGTGCGAGACCTTCACAGACATCGGAGAAGATTACGTCGGCAACCGACTCAGCTAATCTTTGATTGAGAGCAATATTTGATTTAATTTGCTCGTTGAGTTTATCTTCCATTTCATCTAATTTCTCTACCATTGCGGTAGTTACATCATATTTCTCTTCAGGGATGTTTACATAATGTTCTTCAAAAAGACTTCTCATTCCAGTTAGGAATGATTCTGACATTTCAGCCTTAAGTCCTTGCTCGACTGCGAGTTGATTTTCAGAAATCCACTCTTCGGCAACATACTCAAGGTATGCATCAACTCTACCGGTCAGTTCTTCCTTAATAGTAGAAACTTCTTCTTCCAGAGTTGTTTCGTATTGTGCTTTCAGTTCTTCTTGAACTTCAGCAACTTTTGTCCTGATAGCAGTTTCAAAAATTGTACGTGCTTTCTCTTGAAATTCCTCAGAAAGTTCTTCACCAGTAAGCAGTGCTTCAACATCTTCTTCGATGTTATATTCTGCTTCGACGACTTCTTCTTCGGATACAACTTCTTCTTCAGAAGTCTCTTCCTCAGCAACTACTTCTTCAGCAGATGCAGTGGTTTCTTCCTCTTCGACTACTTCGCCTTTAACTTCCCCTTCTTCCTTCACACCCTTAGGCATGGGTTCAGCAGGCTTGGCACCCTTATTCACAATGTCTTTGACAGTTGCGATTTTGGGTTCTGCGAGTTTAGCAGAGTTGTCGTCTACTTTATAGTTTTCTGGAGTAGGACCACCGAGATCTTCCCAATTGCCAGTTTGGCCTGGTGTAGAAACACCGGAAGCATTGCTTCCTGCCTTTGACATTGGTTCAGATGCAGCAGCTCCTTTGGTTACTACGTTTTCCATTTCTTGTAAATTTCTACCAACGGACATTTGACTTTATTAGATTTTGTATTAATCTATATTTATTTATAATTTAAAGATTTGATAAGAATTCTTTAAACAAATTCAACTTATGCTCTTCGAGAACTTTTTGGTCAACGAGAGTGTTAATTCTTTTCTGAGTTCTTTCTGCGAGTTGCTCACGAAGAATTCCTCCTTCCCAAACCCACTCTTTTCCTTCCATAATTCCTGATACAAAAGCATCAGGTGCAGAAGGATCTGCAACGATATCAGCAGCAGTTGCTAACATGAAATCTTCACCAACAACTTTCATACCACCACGATCTTCTTTTAATGAACCAACACCACGAGAAGAAACTCCAAGCATCACACCTTCATCTAAAAGTGAAGATGCAATTTTACCCATAGGAGTATTGAGGATTTGTGCCTTACCTCTAAAATTACTACCCTCTTGAGTGAGTGAAGTAATCTTATGAGAAACACGATCAAGATTTACGGTAGGACCATCGGGGTGTCCAAGTTCTCCAAGAGCACGTCCCTTTTGGACGAATGCTTCATTATATCTACTTACTTCACGAGAAAGAGTCTCCATAGGATACATTCTCCCATTACGATTTTTGAGATTACCTTGCAAGAAAACTCCTTCAATATAAAGTTTCTTATTAGAACCTTTACCCTCGGTAATAATTTTTACGTTTGAAATTTCTTCTGTGATAAGTTTCATTTTTATTAACCTGTAAATCCTACTTTTGATCCCAATACACCAGCATTTGCGGCAAACACACACTGAGTTGGATTTTTCTCAAGATATTCAACTGCACCTGTTGGTAAAGTAAAAGAACCAACCACGTCTCCACTTTGAGTTTCTACAACAGTTACTAAATGGTTGGAAGTATGAGTATTTACTAAACGAACAACAGTTGCTTGAGTAAAACTAGTTGCGGCACCAGTTGTTGTGGGTAGAGCTGCCTCTGCACCTTTACATAAAGTTCTGTTACACATTATTTTTCCCCTTCGGAATTATCTTGCTGGTCATCAAACATGGATGCGCCAACTGTTGGACGAATAGTATTAATACGTTCTGCTGATTTTGAATACAAAACATCTTTAATTCTGTCACTAATATCAGATGCCGATGAATCGGAACCGATTAAATTTACAATTTCTTCCATGAAAATTTAATATATCTATATTTTCTATTTATATCTCAGCAGCTTTGCCGTCTACATCAGTAATCCCACCATCAATTTCTGGTTCCAATGGAACATCACCCATCATTCCTTGTTCACCTTCTTGTGGCAATGGTTCTCCAGTTATAGGATCAACAGTACTCGGATCAGGAAGGATTCCATCTTTTATTTCCTGTTCAATCTGATCATCCATCTCAATCATTTCTCCATCAGTCTGACGAAGAACTTTGCTACGAACCCAATGAGTTGAATAATACTTACCAATATAAGGTTCAATAGTTGCAAGAACACCAAGTCTCTCATTCAACATTTCTGTTTCTTTGAGTTCTGCAAACTGATTATCATACAAGAAATCATATTGAATATGATCACTAATCCTATCCCAATCTTCTATGGAAACAATGTTCTTAAGGATTAACTGTGTCTTCAACATGTCATTGAACATTTGAGCAAATCTCTTTCTCAAACGACCAACAAACTTGGCAAACTTAAGTTCATCTCTTAAAATTTCGGAAGAACGACCAAGATTAAATCCACCATCGGCAGCAATTCTTGATTCTGGAACTCCAAGTGCTCTATAAAGTTTCTTTTGGAAATACTCAATATCAGCAAGTTCTCCTAAGTTTTGTCCACCAGGAAGAGTTGTGATTTCAGTTCCTCTACCACCCTCTCTTCTAGGAAGCCAGAAGTCCTCCATCATACTCATAAATTTACGATCATCACGGATTTCTCCAGTGTTCGCATCGTAAACTTGCTTGTTACGATAACGATTCATAACATCACGAAGATATTGTTCTGCCTTTACTTTAGGAAGATTGCCAACATCAATATAAAAAATACGACGTTCTGGTGCTCTTGATAATCTGTAGATAACCAAAGAATCCTCAATCATTCTCAGTTGATTAAGAGCCTTGATTGCTTTATGGAGATATGAAAGAACTAAACCTTTATTTCTATCTACAAGACCTGAAGTGCAATATGTAATTGCATCTTTTGCAATTTTAGTTCCTTTATTTCCACCACCACCAGTTAAGTTTCCTGTTGGATAGTTTGGTTTGGGAGTATAAACAAAATACTCTTCGATCTCTGGAGCAATACCATTTTTTTGTTCGTCACGACCAGGAATATTTGGTCCGATAACATTCTTATCTTGTTTCTTTTCTTGGCGGACAAACCGCATCTTCATTGGATCAATATACCTCAGTTCTTTAATTCCTTCCTGAGGATTTTTAAGATCAATTACCTTATGATAATAAAGTCTTCCATCAACATACCAATTTCTAAAAATTTCGTGCGACTTCTTATCAAAATCTAAAATTTCTTTAATATACTTAAATTCTTGTCTGATTGCTTTCTTTAGATTATCTGTAGCATTTAAATTGGATAATTCAATTTCAATTGGAGAATCATAAAGATCACTCACAATTGCTTCATTTACAACATCTTCGATAGCACCATCCGATTCTGGATGTAGTGCCATCTCTCGGTATCTTTTGATTAAATCAAATTCTGTTCTATATTGACCTTCAATATCTACATATGAACCATAAAATCCACTTGCAATATAGTTGTCAACCCCATCCTCGTTATTCACGGGGACAGGGGAAACTACAGATTTGGATTTCTTTTCTGTATCATCAATAGAAAAACCAAAAAGTTTTGCCATATTATAAACTAACTTAGACTACTATTTTATTATTTAGGAGATGTTTTCACCACCTGCCTGAGAAGATGATCCTCTATATGCTTCCCAATAATGGACTTGCATTTCTACAGTAAACTCCTGAATAGTATCAGTCGTTTCATAATTTAAATCAATTGCGGAGATGTTAGTTGGAAAAATATCCTTGAAAATATATTTTCTAAGGACTACCCCTGTGCGATCTAATTGATGAACTTTAGCATCTGCTTGATATTTTACAGGATCTGTTTCACCAGTTGCGTTATCCAATTTATTAATATAGTTCATCCACTTCTCAAATGCAGATCTGATATTGAATGAAGTATCATTCAATACAGTAATAGTCCATGTTTCAAATGTTCTATCACCTGCAATTTTCAAGATTCTTCCTCTAAAAGGAATATCAATAGGTGCAACTGTAGATGCGGGCAGAGCTGCTGCTTTTACTAAAAATCTAGCATTGTCAAGAACTTCACTTTCACCCTTAACATCAACAGTCTTAGGGAAGGCTAGTTCCACTTCGAATAGATTGGGTCTTGCACCACCACCCTTTAATTTACTTTTAAAATCAGTAATAGTCCTTAGTGGTAAAGGATTTACATTATTGTTAGACATTGTTTCTTAAACCTCTAAATTAAACGTTACCGATTACTTCATCAAAGGAAACACCAGATCTGGTGGCAACAAACGTAAGACCGATGAAGTTGATTGATCTTGCGGGTTTGATAAAGATGTCTGCTACAAACTCATTATTATCTATAATGGCAGCAGTGTTATTTGTCTCATCACAAACAACTACAAACTCAAAGATACCTCTCTTTGCCTGAACATCACGAAGGAATGGTTCGACAATGTTCACAAAGTTAGTTCTTGTGATTTCATCATTGAATTCGAAGAGTTGATCTTTTGCGGCAGCAGAGATTGCGTCCTCAAGATAGATGAACAAACGACGGACGTTAATACGATCAAATGCCGATGACTTACCAAATCCAGTCTTATCTCCAAAGAGAACAATACCGGCACCAGGTGAGAAGATTACTGGATTGACTCTATTAGAATACAATCTATCTCTCTGTGCTTTGGATGGAGTATATGCAAGTTTAACTGCATTTAGAATTCCACCACGGCTTGTTCCTGCTGGTGAGAACCATGGGAAGTTGTTTGCATCATTTCTGGCACAAAGTCCAGCAATGTCTCCGTTTAGTGGAATATATCTGAAGGTATTTGCAAACCTATCAAACATATACTTATAACCACTATCAAAGATTCCATAAGTTGTCGAAGTGATGGGAGC